GGATATGCAGAAGGTGGTCGAGTTATGCAAGCGTTGGATAATCTCTTAGCGACAGGATAATGGAACAAGCATTAACAGCATCAGATTTTGCAGAGTATCTTAGTGATGACGAAATTTCTAAGATGGCGCCGCTGATTGATCGCTTAAAAACACTTGAAGAGCAAAAGACTAGTCAAGATAATTATTTAAAGTTTGTAAAGAAGATTTGGCCCAGCTTCATTGAGGGTAAGCATCATAAAATATATGCAGACAAGTTACAGAAGGTAGCAGATGGCAAGATCAAGCGTTTGATTGTTAATATGCCACCGAGACATACGAAATCAGAGTTTGCGAGTTACTTGTTTCCAGCGTGGCTCATGGGTAGACGACCTGATTTAAAGATAATACAAGCGACACATACGGCAGAACTCGCTGTTGGATTTGGTCGTAAGGTTAAGAACTTAATTGATAGCGATGACTTTAGGGATATATTCCCAGAGATAAAGTTAGCGACGGATGCGAAGGCATCTGGTAGATGGTCAACGAATGGTGGCGGAGAGTATTACGCTGTTGGAGTTGGAGGTGCGTTGGCTGGTCGTGGTGCTGACTTATGTATCATTGATGATCCTGTATCAGAGCAAGATGCGTTAAGTCCGACAGCTTTGGACAGTATCTACGAATGGTATACATCAGGTCCTAGACAAAGATTGCAACCAGGTGGATCGATTATCATTGTTATGACGAGATGGGGTATTAAAGACTTGACTGCACGAGTGATTGCAAAGCAGTCAGAAGGAGGAGCAGACAGATGGGAAGTCGTGGAGTTTCCTGCAATATTTCCAGATACAAACAATGTACTTTGGCCCGAATATTGGAGTCGAGAGGAATTAGATGGAGTCAAAGCGTCAATTCCAGTAGCCAAGTGGAATGCACAGTATATGCAGAACCCAACGGCAGAAGAAGGAGCGATTATAAAAAGGGAGTGGTGGAATGTTTGGGATAATTCTGAACCACCTCCGTGTTCCTATATCATACAATCATACGACACCGCTTTCAGTAAAAGTGATCGTGCTGATTTTAGTGCTATTACTACTTGGGGGATATTTACTCCCGTAGAAGGTGAGGGCGATGCGATTATTTTACTTGATGCTGAAAAGGGCAGATGGGATTTCCCAGAATTAAAGTTAAAAGCTCAAGAATTGAACGAAGCCTATGAACCTGACATGATTTTAATAGAGCAAAAAGCTAGTGGTACGCCTTTAACACAAGAGCTTAGACGTATGGGCATTCCTGTTACACCCTTTACACCGAGCAAAGGTGCTGATAAGTTTGCAAGGATGAACGCTTGCGCACCTGTCTTTGAAAGTGGTATGGTGTGGAGACCAGACGCTAATTTTGCGGAGGAAGTTGTTGAAGAATGTGCGAGTTTTCCACATGGCGACCATGATGACTTGGCAGATTCGATGACACAGGCTATACTAAGATTCAGACAAGGTGGTTTTATATCCACACCTGATGATGAAGAATTTGAACCAGGATATAGAAGGAAAATGGAGTATTACTAATGGCTGGAGAATTAGAAAAGAATTTAAAAAAAGGTCTTAAAGATCTTATGGCTAAAAAGAATGTAACCATAAAGAAAAAATTATTAAAAAAGCCTATTGATGTAACAAACAAAAAAGGCATGGAAAAAGCCATAAGAGAAATATCTGGAATGGAAATGGGTGGCGAAGTTATGGACACAACCAAGTCTATGCCTGTTGGTATGATGGACGGTGGTAAAGTTAAGCCTATGAAGATGAACATGGGCGGTGTAGTACCAGGCAGAGGTGGAAAGTTCAAAGGAGTTAGTTAGTGTCAGACGAAGCCGACAGAATTAGAACTTATCAAGAATTAGCAAGGCGTGGTCAAGCTGTGCCTGGTAAGAACTTTGGAACTGGCGTTACTCCTAAGACAAAGAAGATAGAGCCGAAAGTCAAAACCATAGACACAACTAAAATGAAACAGATTAAATTGTTAAGATTAGGTGGTAATGTGAGTAAAAGCAAAAACCCGTTAGCTGGTTTAAAGATGGCTACCAATATAGCGAATCAAGAAAGTAAGGATTTGGCTAAGTTAAAAAAAGTAGCTAAAAAACCTCGTAAAGTTAAAATGAAAAGACCCACTAACTTAGATATAAGAAACGCATCTATCACTAAACCAACGACAATGGGCATAAATAAAGCAACAATTATAAAAGCAGAGAAAGGTGGGCTAATGGAAGCAATTGATAAAGTAAAAGCAAAAGAAATGAAATTAGGTGGAGAAGCAAAACCACTAGTGGGCGGTCAAAAGAAACTAGACAAAAACAAAGATGGTAGAATATCTGGTGATGACTTTGCTATGATGGAAATGGGTGGCAAAGTAGAGAAATACGGTGGTGGCGGTAAAGTCAAAGGTGGCAAGATGTCATGTCGTGGTATGGGTGCAGCAATCAAAGGTGGCGGTTACACAATTAGTTAGGATTTAAAATGGCAATCGAAAAAATAAATGGTATAGATGGCGCAATGCCTCCAGAGATAGAGTCTAGTCTAGTTGATTTGACACAACAGCCTATGATTGAAGGTGTGACAGAATTAGATGATGGATCAGCTATCATTGGCGAGATGGAGATGGAATCAGAAACTCCAATAGCTATTCCTTTCGATGCAAACCTAGCCGAACATATTGACGAAGATGTTTTATCAGAAATATCTAACGAAATTACTGGCAATATTGAAGACGACACAAATTCAAGAAGCGATTGGGAAGAACAATATAAAGGTGGGCTAGAACTTCTTGGTATGAGTTACGAAGACAGATCAGAACCTTTCGAGGGAGCATCTGGAATAGTGCATCCACTACTTGCTGAATCTGTGACACAGTTTCAGGCACAAGCATATCGTGAAATGTTACCCGCTGGAGGACCAGTTAAGACTTCAATCATTGGAGCAGAAACTCCAGAAGTAACAGCTCAAGCAGAGCGTGTTAAAAACTACATGAATTACCAGATAACTTATGAGATGGAAGAATATGATCCTGAATTAGATCAAATGTTATTTTATCTTCCAATCGTAGGTTCAGCATTTAAAAAAGTTTACTTTGATCCAACAATGCAAAGAGCCGTTAGTAAGTTTGTGCATTCTGAGGACTTAATCGTTCCTTACAGTGCAACAGACCTAGCGACTGCGACAAGAGTTACTCACTGCATTCGTATGGATAAAAACGAAATTAAAAAATTACAATTATCAGGATTTTACAGAGATATAGACCTTCCTAGTTCTGGTGCTGATTCAGATGGCACGAATGATGTGAAGGATACAATTAATGACATAGAAGGTATTACGAGCAGCTCTTCACAAAATGAAGAGATGATGATTTATGAGGTTCATACAGATTTAGATATTGAAGGCTTTGAAGATATTGGAGCTGACGGTGAACCAACAGGATTGAAAATGCCCTATATTGTCACAATTATGGAGGACACTGGGGATGTCTTATCAATCAAGAGGAATTTCAACGAAAGTGATCCACTCCGTAGGAAAGTGCCTTATTTTGTTCATTATAAGTTCTTACCTGGGCTTGGGTTTTATGGTTTTGGTCTCACACATACTATAGGTGGTCTTTCCAGAGCCTCTACGTCCATTCTAAGGCAGTTAATAGATGCTGGCACACTATCTAACCTACCAGCAGGTTTCAAGGCTAGAGGAGCTAGAATAAGAGATGACGAGACACCTCTTAATCCTGGTGAGTTTAGAGATGTAGATATGGTCGGTGGTGATCTAAGGCAAGCTATTATGCCACTACCATTTAAAGAACCATCACAGACATTATATTCTCTTATGGGAACATTAATAGATTCTGGCAGACGTTTTGCGTCTATGGCTGACATGAAAGTTGGTGAAATGCAAGGCAACGCTCCTGTTGGCACAACTATGGCTATTATGGAGCGTGGTACGAAGGTCATGTCTGCCATTCATAAGCGTCTTCATTACTCACAAAAGATTGAGTTTAAATTACTGGCTCGTGTGTTTTCTATGGGCGTTCCAATGTACCCTTACCAAGTACCAGGCGCACCACCAGAAATTAAACAAATGGATTTTGACGACAGAATAGATATATTGCCTGTCTCCGATCCTAATATATTTTCAATGTCACAACGTATTGCTTTGGCTCAAACACAGTTACAGTTGGCTCAAAGTAATCCAGAAATTCATGGGCAGAATGGCATGTATCAAGCCTATCGTAAAATGTATGAAGCATTAGGCGTTACGAACATAGACCAAGTGTTGCAGCCTCCCCCTCAACCTATGCCCATGAACCCAGCAAAAGAAAATCAAGAGGC